CATAGTTCCCCAAGTAAATCTACCTGATACGAAAGTTGATGTGTTTAAAAATGGTATTTCAACACCTTTTATGTCAATTGATGGTCTTCCAGTCGATTCAACAAACCATTCGTTCAAACCCAACGTGCTATCAAATCTTAAAATAAATCGGTTTGCTCTTTTTGGTTCATAAGGAACCGGCATTTTCATGAGTAAATCAGCCATAGTATATTTTTTTTCTTATTTTATTTTTTATTTTATGTGTATCTATAAATACTACCAAGTAAATTTTTTCTCTTTACTTTTGTTTTTATATTTTTATAGTTCTACTAGACCAGACTATAATTTAATATTTCTTCTTAATACCTCCTTTAGTAAGATATGTTTGTAAAATATTATCTGGTTCTTGTTCAAACTTCTTTTTCATTAATTCAACATTTCTTAAATCATCATCTGAAAATCCAATAGTAGGTAAAAATCTATTCATTACTAGATTTTTAATTTTGGCTCTTTGATTAAGCTCTTCTGATAATTGTTTTACATAAGTTACAAATTCTTTCATTGCATCAACTTTTGCCTCTTCAGGATTTGCCTCAACACTTGCTCCATAACTTACCGGGTAAAACTTACACATGTCCAAATAATCGTTTATTAATTGTTTGTCACTTTTGTTGTCCATATCCATAAAGGTTCGGTATTTTTTTAGATTTTTAACAAGTTGTTTTCTATCTATACCGTCAAAATTCATCACAATCATGTTGTAAACCGAATCTCTTAGTGTTTGAGGAGAGTGACCCCTTGCGGTTATGATTGAAAATATTGAACCGTTATTTATCGCTTCAACAAAGTCATTCCACACCGGGCCTTTTTTGGCTTTAAACACATCCACTTTAAATTGTTCGTCTCCGTCTGTTCTAAAATTTCTGAAGGCGGTGGTTGGGTCCATACCAACAATAGTATGTCCTTTATATTCAAATGGGTCTTTACCAAGTTGTGTTCTATATTCAGCAAAGTCTTCAGTACTCATTCCGACTTCATTTCCATTTTCATCAAGAACCATTATCTTGGTCGGCATTACCATAATATTGTCATCCCAATCAAAGGCATAGTACTTTAAACTAGGTGTTCCATGTTCGGTAAACCCTTCAACTACTCTTAATTTTTCCATTTATATTTTTTACGGCTAAAAGGGACTGGTTTCCCAGTCCCATATTTTTTATTAGATATCTTCAAATGATGCCCCTGTTGGAGTAATCAAGAATTCAATATCAATGAATTCTAATGATTTAGTTGGTTTCAAGTAAATTTTACCGACCAATTGGTTTCTATCCAAATCCGCAGGGTCTGAAGAAACTGTTACACGGAAATCGTATAAACCTCTGTCTCTTCTAATTGCGTCTAAGATAGGATTCACAGAATTCAAGAAATCTTGTCTTACCTTCTCATCGTTTTGTTCAAACAACAATCTTGCAGCCACCGCTGAAATCAACTTACGAGTTTGTAACAACAATCTTCTTACGTTGATTCTATCAAGAGCGGATTGTTTAACCTGAAGTGTTTTGTTACCCCAAATTACTGTTCCAACATCTGCGAAAGTTGCAATTGGGTTAATTCTACCTTCATACAAAGTATCTCTTTGTGGTTGGGTTAGTTTCAATCTTGCCTTAATAGAGTTAACCAAACCTCTAGTATAACCCGCAGATGCGAACCAAGGGAATGCTATGTTGTCAGTTAATGCCAAGTTTCTTGTTACTTCACCTGTTGGTGGAATATAAATTTGAGTATTGTTAACTGTATCTCTAACTAAAATCCAAGGATAGTAAGTTGCGGTGTAGTTTGAATCAATACCTGTTTGGTCCAAATTATCAACAGCTTGTGTTGGATAAATAATATCATCAACAGTTACTACTGGTAAATTAACATCTACGTCAGGAGTTGTACAAATATATAAAGAATCCGCTCTATCTTCTTGAACCATACTAATTGCCGATTCAACTAAATTAGAGTTGTTAAAATAATCAATACCCGGTGTTACGAGAACGTTAATGTTTACAGATTCAGGATTGTTAAATGTGTAAATACCTAACAAGTAAGCGTAATAGTCAGTTGTTGACCAGTTAGTTACGTCTTGTTCAATTACAATATTTTTGAACATTCCTGTTTCAGAAGCCGAAGGATATCTACCTAAGATATCACACGCTCCATTAGCCCATCCTGAACCACCGATAATAAATCTATCAGTGTTTGTTCTCTTTCTTGTGTAAATGTCCCATCCATCAAATCCACCTTGTACTAAGAAAGTAAATTTACGTGATTGAATTGTATAGTATGGGTCGTTTGGATTTGTTGGGTCAGATTGAAATGAAGCCGCACCAACATCAAACATAGATGTACCTGAAGTTGAATAAATTGCAGGTATTGTTACAACTGTTGCTCCTGAATCCATGTGGAAACCTTTTGATAAATAATTCCAAGGTTCCGCTTCTGCAGTACCAGGACATAAAGTTGCCGGATTTTTCATACCTTTATAGGCAAAATAATCAGGGTCCCAACCGTAAGCAAATGCTGTGGAGAATCCTAAGAAAGTTTGTCTGATTTTGTCACCTGAACTATATACCGCATTATCACCACCAAAAGCCGCTCCAAACGGAGGGTTGGCGATAATTTCATTAGGGTAATTGTAAGCCGTTTTATATGTTGGGAAAGGACTTGTAACACTATTATATAATCTAAAGTGATATCCTTCAAATCCACATGGTAACGATGTGATAGGTGCTTCTTCGTTAAGTTCTAACATAATGTATTTAGAAAGAAGAGCGTATTCACCGTTAGTACTACCAATTTGTTTACCAACATAAGAGTTGGATGCTGGGTCCATAGTACAACCAACAAATCTTTCTAAATAAACTGGGTTTGAGTCAGTGTCTGAATAACTACGTACACCAACATCAAATGTTAAGTTGTTGAAAGAGATATTCAAAATAGAAACTTTAACTTCTACGTTTGATGAATCACCATCAGAAATTGTAAATGCCTTAAATAATTTTGTTACTTTAGTTCCTTCTAATTGAGAAACAATCCATGGAGATTCAGCACTCTTATATCTATCTAAGTAATATGCTATAGAGCTTGAACTACTACTTCTCGCACTTGGTAATTCTACAAAATTACAATTTAATCCACGAATATATCCTTGGTTGTAAGAATTGTTTAACAATGTTGGGAAAGCTTCCTCCAAAAATAATGGAACATCTGCTTGTTCTTTACCAAAGTTAGTTCTACCAAAAACTTTACTTAAATAATTTGATTGTGAAACCGATAGAGATGTTTCAAAACTAAATGTGGTGTTATCAATTGTTGAACCTGTTACCGCAAATGTTGAATACGGATTCTTATTTACATTAGCGTATGTTGGTACTGAAGTACAATCAAATGTTGCACCTGTACAATAATAACTAGGACCTGTGTTAGTTCCTGCGTATGTTGCCAAACCTCTTGACCTCAAAGTAGCAACTACCATGTTGTCATAATCACAATATGATACACCTGAATAAGTGTACAAACTACCTGATACAACACCTGAGAATTCAGAACCTGTTAAACCTGGGTCTATAGGTGTAACGTTTTGAACAACATTAAAGAATGAAGAACCTGAATAATTACAACTTCCCAAATTATCAAACATTGCATAATACCAAGAATCGTTAGTATCACTTTCTAAATCGTTTAATCCAATTTGAACGTCATTAACACCAAATACATTTGACTGTGGTGTATATCCGTCAACATCTATTAAGTTATCGTAATCATCGTCATCAATACTACCGTAAAATGCGATTGACTGACTCAAAGTACCTGAACCTTCAATAGCATCTATTGCGATAGTATAAATGAAATTTTGAATGTCACCACTAACAGTTGATGTACCACCATTAAAAGTGGTGTAACTTCCAAAGTGGTTTAATATTGGTGCTGGAAACGGAGTGGTTCCGTTTATGTTAAATGTAATAGTTGATGATGACCCTGTTGTTCCTGAATACTGAACAGACCATGCGGTAGCCACAGGATTGTTAGAACCAATTGTACCTGGGTCTACATTGGCAATAGTAGTTATTGACCAAGACGGACCCGCATCATAACCTGATAAACCAAGAATTCTTGTAACAAATAATTGGTTAGATTGTTGTAAATATGATTTTGCTATGTAAGCCGCTTCGTATTTTGGTATTTGTGTTCCAACAAATTTTTCTGGTTGAGTCCCGCCAAAATAGGCTTGAAACTCATCATAATTTGTTATGAAGATTGGTTCAAAGGCAGGACCTTTGATTGTTTCTCCAACGATACCTAGTGTGGTAACCCCCACACTTTGTGCTACGAAGCTTAAATCTCTTTCCGAAGTGTACACACCCGGTGAAACGAAGACTTTATTTGATGTTGCCATTACTCTGTTTTCTTATTGTCTATTTTATTTTATAGTATAAATATCCACCAAAAACACAAAAACTTTACTTATAAAGATGTATTTATAAATTGGGCAGATTATTTTCTGCCTTTTTTCTACCTTATGGAAAAACCACACAAGAAGATAAAAAATTTAAAGATATCTGTTGAGACACACGATGTGCTGAAAAGATATTGTGACAAAAAAGGATTAAAAATCTATAAGTTTCTTGAAACTTTAATTATGGAAAAATGTAAAGAAAAAAGAGATTTGTATGGTGAAGATTAAACAATGGTTGCAAACCAAGATAAAATAGATTCTTGACCTGCATTTGTTTTTGTAATATCAACTCTCAACACATCGTTAGAGTTGATTTCTAAATTGGTTAAATCAGAACCAAAAAAATCACCATTAATATAGACATCGTATGAATCAATATTTGTTACTGATGTGTTGACTAAATTTACTCTATACGGTAAAGTTTTTTCTATTGATGTTTGAGAAGAAGTGTATCTATATGGTAACTCAAATTTATTTGGATTTTCAGGGAATGTTTTTCTTTTGGGACCTAAAGACCTTGTTCCAACCTCAGTCAAAGTTAAAGTACGTGAAATTGCTGGTTTAACTTCAAATTCTTCCTCATCAATTAAAATACCCAACATTGTGAAATTATATGTTTGGATATAAAATTTTCTTTTTTCCAAATCCATAACATCTTCATCTGACACACTATCTAAAAGAATTGGAATGTAATGTCCTTTAATAAACGCATATGCTTGACGAGACGCAAAATTCTGCATAACAATTTTGTTAAATTGATTTAACTCTCTCATTCTGTTACACATAATTTTAACTTGGTAAGTAATGTCAACAGGTATGGGTTGGGGGATTGTATAAACATCCGCCCCTCTTCTGTTTCCGTCCCAAGTTGGAACCACAGCAAAAAGAAATTGTTTTCTATTTGGAATATTATAAATCAAAGGATTTGAACCATACTTTACCTCAGGTTGTCTGATTACGGTAATAAAAGGTAAATCAACGTTACTATCTAAATCCCTGAAGTTCCAAGTCTCTGTAAATTGAGACCAGTTCTGTGATGTAATAATAATGTCAATAACAGGAACACGAGACCCCGCAGTTGTCATCTCCAAAGTATTCTTTGCAAAATCCAACATACCCCTATCTAAGTCATCATGTAATAACGACTTTGGTAAATAAGTTCCGTCCTTAGTAATATAACTAAGAAGTTCTTCTCTTCTACCATAAAGAATTTTTTGATTCTTTAAAGGAAGTGTTGGTTTAACAATTTTCTTTGGTAATGCCATTTTCTATAAATAGTTTAATTTATATATTACAATCCTCTAAACTCATTCATATTCACAGGTGCACAATCATAAGTCTGATAGAATGGTTTGTATCCACCATAAGTGTGTTTCAAATCTGACACCACCCTTCCATCATCAACTACGGTATAGTATCTAACTCTACTTTCAGTTTCGTAGTATCCAATGTAATCACCAAAATCTATTGTGATTTGTAACTCATTCAAATCTTTTTGGTAAACCGAGAATGTCATATTACCTGGTTCAGTCTGAGCAATTTTTGAGGTTCCCAAAAATTTATTTTCAGGTTGTGCAATTTTAACATATGCTTTGAATTGAACAGGAGCCAAAAATTGAATTCCGTCTTCTAACGCCTCACCATAAACATCGTCAGTTTTTGTTTTGTATCTGTCTACTTTGTATAAAACCAACGTGAAATTCATATCACCACCTAACCACTCTCTACCCATTGATACATCAAGGTCAAAATCTTCTCCTCCAAAGAATTTACCTAATCTTGTTATTGGAACTAATTTTTGTGTCATGTTATTTTTCTGTTGTAACTGATGTTTGATTTATGATTATTTTAATTCCCAAATATTTTTTAATATTTTTTAATATATTACCTCTTGAGGACATAAGAGAATCGGATTGTTTTTGAGTGAAACTATCACCGTTAACTATAAATGTTAAATGACCGTAATACTCGTCTTCACTTCCCGTTGGAGTTAAAGTTATATTAACAGAATAAAACTTACCTAAATTACCCAAAATAATTGGCATAAATTTATTGATGGCGTTTTCAGCATCTTTTTCCGACTTAAAATAACTCATATTGATAAATACCTTATTTATGATTATTATTCTGTAATATTGTATGAGTAATGTATTAACTACCATAGAAAGTAGAGCACTGAATATTTTGGAAACCTATTCGGGTGCCAACAATTATATTCTCAAACTACAACAAAAATTCAACATAAATAAGAAATTCTACCCAACAAGGTCTCAGGCCGAATACATTGTAAATTATTCACCAAACACACCAAAGGTTGCTAAAAAATGGGTTGACCTTGACCAATACTTTGCTCAGAAAATTGCCGATGATAAAGGATATATAGAAATCCCAACAAAAGTTTATGTTGAAAAATTATTAGTTGAAAAAGATGTATCGTTTCATATTTGGGGAAAGTTTTTTGAAAGACAAGAAGTGTTTGATTTTTGGGTCCCAAAAGCGGCAATGTTAAAGGACAACTCAATTAAAGATGTTGAAATTGATTTTTCAAAGTACTCTCATCGTCCGTTAATGTCTCACCAAGAAGAAGCGGTTAAAAGATTGGTTGTTAACAGAAGATTTATTTTGGCTGATGATATGGGTCTTGGAAAAACAACTGCAACTGTGGTTGGGGCGTTAGAAACAGGTTCCAAGAAAATTTTGGTTATTTGTCCTGCGTCGTTAAAAATTAACTGGCAAAGAGAAATCTCAAACTATACTGACAGAAGTATTTCCATTATTGATGGAAAGAAATGGGAAGACGCCGATTTTATTATCATAAATTTTGACATCATAAAAAACTTCCATGATGTTGCCAATAAAGATGAGTCCATTATTTTAAAGTCCAAATTTGATTTGGTGATAATTGATGAAGCCCATTACATACAAAACGCACAAGCACAAAGAACAAAATTAATCAACGACTTTGTAAAGATTGTTGACCGACTTTGGTTATTAACAGGAACACCAATTACATCAAGACCTATCAACTACTTCAACTTATTGAACCTTATTCAATCTCCCGTGGCATCAAATTGGATGGCTTACGTAAAGAGATATTGTAATGGTTTTCAATTCAAAGCGGGTAAAAGAAGGATTTGGAACGTGAGTGGTGCCTCAAACTTAGATGAACTAAGAGAAAGAACCCAAAGACAAGTATTAAGAAGATTAAAAGAAAATATTTTAGATTTACCTGAAAAAATTATTACACCCGTTTACTTGAGATTAAAATCAAAAGAGTATGAAGAACTTATGGGTGAATATTATGATTGGTACGATAAAAGTGGTGAGGCGGATTCATTAACATTACAATTCTCAAAACTTGTAAAAGTTCGTCAGGTCATTGCCAAAGAAAAAATTAACGCAACGATTGAGTTAATTGAAAGTGTTTTAGAACAAGATAAAAAAATTATTGTGTTCACCAATTTTACAAACTCGTTGGAATTAATTTTGGAAAAGTTTGGAAAACAAGCGGTTCGTGTTGATGGGTCTTGTTCTCAAAAAGAAAGACAACTTGCCGTTGATGAATTCCAAAACAATGAAAAAATTAAAGTTTTTGTTGGTAATATCAAAGCCGCAGGTGTTGGTTTAACATTAACTGCGGGTGAAGTTGTTATTATGAATGACTTATCATTTTTACCTTCAGACCACTCTCAGGCTGAAGACCGAGCTTATCGTATTGGACAAAAAAATTCCGTGTTGGTTTATTACCCAATATTTGACAACACAATAGAAGGGATTGTTTATGACATACTTCAGAAGAAGAAAAATATTTTTGAAACCATTATGGGAGACAGAATTAGTACCGAAGATAATGGGACTACTGCTTCAGAAATTCTTGATAGAATCAATAACCTTAGGTAAAATAACAAAGTCGTGTTATTTATAATAATATTAAATGAACGACAAGAATGAAAAATTTAGTGAATAGAGTTCAAGAATTAGAAGAAGAAATTCTAATGAAAGAGACGGTAAAGGAAACGAAGAGAAGAAACGAGAAAGCCGTAAACGAAGCCAGAAAAATCAAAATAGAAAAATTACCATACGGTTATGATTCTTTAAAAAAATTTATTGACCCCGAAACAATGGATGTTCATTACAACAAACATTACAAGGGTTATGTTGATAAATTAAACACCGCACTTGAAAACAAAGATGCCCCTGACGATTTGGAAAAAATTGTTAAAGGAATCAAAAGGTTCAACAAGACAGTTAGAAATAATGCGGGTGGGGCCTACAACCACCAATTATTTTGGAACATGTTGACCCCAAAGAAAATGTCTCCTCGTGGTTTAATCATGAAACACATTACAAAAAACTTTGGTTCGTTACCCCTATTCAAAAAGAAATTTGAGGGTGTGGCGAAAGAAAGATTTGGTTCAGGTTGGGTGTGGTTAATTTTGACTGATGATGATAAATTGAAAATTATGTCAACCTCAAATCAAGACAATCCTTTAATGAATGTTATTGAAGGTGGGGGTTATCCATTACTTGGTTTAGATTTGTGGGAACACGCTTACTACCTGAGATATAGAAACAAAAGAGATGAGTACATCAAGAACTTTTGGAATGTAGTAAATTGGGACTTTGTGGAAAACTCGTTGAAAAGTAGATTAAAGATTCCATTGCAAGAGTCTGCCAAAACGCTTATTTTTGAGGATATGAAACCAACAATGTGTCCAGCACAGACAACAAAAAAGTATGAAAACTTTTTAAATTCTAACGAAACCCTTTACGGAGAGTACAGAAAACAAATTGACAAACACGTTCAACAATTCTTTGGTTCTTTAATGAGAGCGGCGAACAAAGAGTATGGTTCAGGGGTTTATGGTTTAGAAGGTGATGAAAACAAAAGGTCCCTTATCAATAACTGGAATACAAATATTGCGGTGTTCTGTTACTTGGCCGAAGAAATAAACAAGAAAGTTGTTTCATTGGGTAGAGAACCTTTTACATTTTTAACCGCAGATAACGATGAGATTAAAAACGCTGAATTTGAACGTTACCTTAGAGCAATAAACCACTTCAAGAAAGACATTTTTAATATGGATGGTGATTTGTTCAAAAACATTATGGGTATTCTTGATATTATTTATGGTGCGGGTGAAAGAAGAGAGGCTCGTGTTATAGAAAAGATGAGAATTTTATTGGGTCCTGAAAATGTTGACCACACAGGTGGACATGGAAAACAAGAAGATTTTAAAGGAAATGATGCCAAGTTTATCAAAGATGGTGTAAATCATAGTGCTCAAATCAAACCTTTTTGGAAACAATTGAAAACCAAAGAAGAAACTTATGAAGTTTATTCATCAGGAAAAATTCACAAGTATAGAACTGATTGGATGATATTTGAAAGTGAAAAAGTTGGTATCCGTGTATTTGATAATAAAAACGTAACATTGGGGGATGGTAAGTATATATTCCCAATAGAATCGTTACTTTATACAATATCATAAATACCAGATATTTATTGGTATGGCAGTTATACCAGAACCAGAAAGAACCCAACTCTACACACGTATTAGACACCTGTTAGGTGCTCCACTTAGAAGTGTTGAATTAGAAGACGAACAATTAGATTCTCTTCTTCAGTTAGCAATTGATGATTATACCCAATACATCCTTGATTGGTTGATTGAATCTCAATGGACATCCTTGTATGGATTGGACTTGGATACACAATCTTTAGCCAATGCTTTGGTAACAAGAACATTAGATTGGGAAACCCAATACACTTACGCATATTCCAAGATAGTTGGTTTACAGGCTGACGGTCCTTGGGTATTGAAAAAAGATTATTTTGATTTGGTTTCCAACCAACAGATTTATGAAATACCCGCATGTCGTGAAATTAACGAATTGTTGTGGTTTACACCCGCAGAACAAAATAGTATGTTGTTTGACCCTTGGTCTTTTGGTTCCTTTGGTGGATATGGGGTTGGTGGACCTGCCGGGTTCTCTCAAGTCGGAAGTGGTGGAGGATACACAATGTTTTCAGGATATGATGTGTTGGCTCGTTTACAAGACGTAAATATTAAAAGTAGATTGATTGGTGGAGATTTAACATATAAAATCACGGCATTACCGGGTGGTAAAAAGGCCGTTTGGTTATATAATGTTCCTGGTGGTAAATTTGATTTTGGTAATATGGAACTAAACAGACGTAGAGTTTGGTATTACTACTACGATGCGTGTGAAGATGACCGTGACCAATGTTTAAAAGATAATCCTGACATTGTTAAATTACCTTCAGACATACCTTTATATGGTTTATCATGGGATGACATTAACGTTCCCGCAAAACAATGGGTAAGACGTTGGTTCACAGCGTACTCTAAAGAAACTTTGGCTAGAGTCAGAGGTAAATTTTCAGGAAATTTAAAAACTCCTGATAGTGAATTACAAATGGATTACACGTCTTTGGCAACAGAGGCCAAAGATGAAAAAGCGGTTCTTTTAGACGAATTAATGAAAAGATTAGAAAGATTACGTCCTGAGAACCAAATGAAAAAAGAGGCAGATATTGCCGAATCATTGAACAAACAATTAAAATACAGAGCATTCCCACAACCAATCACAACCGTTTAATATGGCAATAATTAGAACAGTACCAACAAGAAAAATCATAAATGGTTTTGAAGTAAACACATCATCAGTTGCAATTGTTTCTGACGAATTTTATAGTACAAAAGGAGAAGATGTTATTATAATTAGACAAATACCTAATTGTAAATTAAAATTAGATTCCACAACAACTGACCACGTAAAAATCAAATCATTGACTAATGTTTTGATTATACCTGATAAGGGTAGAATAG